ACTCAACCTACGAACACATTATTCACATGTTACTTTGCTGTATTGCTGGTCTAGGTATCGGCACCCTCGCAGTCTGGGGATATAATAAAATTAAAGACGGTAGAAATCACAATCCATAATGAAATCCCACGATTTGCATAAGCAACTCAGAGAGAGAATCCATGAATTACATCTTGCACATCTCTTTGAGGAACCTTGTCCCATCTATGAACCAGATTGGGATGATTCATTGTGGGATTGTCGTTTAACTTACGACCACGAAGATGATGAAGAAACTTAATTGCTTCACAGAAGAATGTTGCATATACTCAAACCATTAAATGATGTTAATGACCCCACCTGGAGTATCATCTTCTCCTTACTTCTTCTTCTGGCAGGGGTCCTTTACATAGTTGTCTACATAATACGTATGGCAATGAATGAATTTGACGATGCAGATGAAAACCCTGGGGAGAGTCATCATCATTGATGATTTTCTTCAACGTGATGAAATTGAGAGACTGGATAATTACCTCACAATGTTTAAGCATTGGGAGATGATTTATGATAAACCAGGCGAAGAGAGAAACTCTTGGTCTCTTGGTAAGCTATACACACCACCAGAATTTGGTGCAACTGAGTATATGCTTATTGAAATGTTCAAGGAAAGACTTCCTAGTATGAACATTCCCAAGTTTCACCGTGTTCTGTACAACTGCTTTAGATACGGAGATTCAGCGCAGTTGCATATTGACGGTAATAGTGAAGACGCTGTAAGTTTTATGGTGTATGGTAATAAGATGTGGGATTTCTCCTGGGGCGGAGAGACTGTCTTTATTGAAGATGAAGAGATTGGTGCAGCAGTCATTCCCAAACCAGGCAGGTTGGTTATCTTTCCTGGTTCTATGATTCATGGTGGTAGAGCACCTAACAAGTTCCACCAGGGAGTTGGTAGATTTAGCATCGTATTCCAGAATCACCCAGAGATTGACAGACAATGAGTAATAACGAGCAGTATCTTGGTAACCCCAATCTAAAGAAGGCAAATACTACAATTGATTTTACTCCTGAGCAGGTTGAGGAGTTTATCAAATGTAGTGAAGACCCCGTGTATTTCGTAGAAAATTACATCAAGATTGTGTCTCTTGACGAAGGTCTCGTACCATTTGAGATGTACGACTTTCAAAAGAATATGTTGAATCGGTTCCATAACAATCGATTCAATATTGCAAAGTTACCTCGGCAGTCTGGTAAGTCAACTACTGTTGTCTCATATCTGCTGCATTATGCTCTGTTCAACTCAAACGTCAACGTAGCAATCCTCGCTAACAAAGCAGCGACTGCTAGAGAGATGTTACAACGTCTGCAACTATCATATGAAAACCTCCCCAAGTGGCTCCAGCAAGGAATCCTCCAATGGAACAGAGGTAGTCTGGAATTGGAAAATGGAAGTAAAATCCTGGCTGCATCTACTTCTGCTAGTGCCGTCAGGGGTATGTCTTTTAACGTCATTTTTCTGGACGAATTCGCGTTCATTCCGAATCATATCGCTGACCAGTTCTTTAGTTCTGTTTATCCTACTATTTCATCTGGTAAATCTACCAAGGTAATCATCATCTCCACGCCTCACGGCATGAACATGTTCTACAAGTTGTGGCATGATGCGGAACGCCAGAAGAATGAATATGTTGCAACAGAGGTTCACTGGTCTGAAGTACCAGGGAGAGATGCTGCATGGAAAGAACAAACTATCAGGAACACATCAGAAGCACAGTTCAAGGTTGAGTTTGAGTGTGAGTTCCTTGGTTCTGTTGACACACTGATTAGTCCTAGTAAGTTGCGGACGATGGTTTATGAAGAACCTCTGGTACGCAATAAAGGTTTAGATATTTTTGAGAAGGTGAAAGAAGGGCACTCTTATGTAATATGTGCCGACGTTGCTCGTGGTGTTGCTAACGACTATTCCGCATTTGTTGTGGTAGATACAACGTCCTTCCCGTATCAGTTAGTTGCTAAGTATAGGAGTAATACAATCAAACCAATGATGTTCCCCAACATCATTGTAGATGTGGCAAAAAATTACAATCATGCTTACATTCTAGTTGAAGTGAATGATGTTGGTGGTCAGGTAGCAGACATCATTCAATTTGATTTGGAGTATGATAACCTGTTGATGTCTTCTATGCGTGGTCGCGCAGGACAGGTTGTAGGTCAAGGATTCTCTGGCGGCAAGGTGCAACTTGGTGTCAAAATGTCTACCGCAGTTAAGAAGGTTGGATGCTCTAACCTCAAGGCAGTTATTGAAGAAGATAAACTTGTAATTAAAGATTATGATATTATTTCAGAGCTAACTACTTTCATTGAAAAAGGTCAAACATTCCAAGCAGAAGAGGGATGTAATGATGACCTTGCAATGTGTTTGGTTATTTTCTCTTGGTTGACGATGCAACCATACTTCAAAGAGTTGCATGATGATGATATTCGTCAGAGAATTTTTGAGGACCAGAGAGAGTCGATTGAAGAAGACATGGCTCCCTTTGGATTCATTGATGACGGATTAAGTGCGGATAGTTTTGTGGAAGGTGGAGATGTCTGGCACACAGACGAGTATGGAGACCGCGCCTACATGTGGGAATACCGTTAGGTAAAGTTTCAAAATAATAAATAACTATAGAAATCCACAACAACAAATTGTAGGAGAAAAAGTAACATGGCAGTTTCGCAACTATCGCCAGGTGTAGTCGTTCAGGAAAGGGATTTCACTACAGTATCTACCGCTGCTGTAGCAAATGTCGGTGCTCTCGCCGCCCCGTTTGAACGCGGACCTGTAGAAGAAATCGTTGAAATTTCCAATGAGAGGAATCTTGTTGCGAAATTTGGCAAACCAAATAATGACAACTATGAAGCATGGTTCACCGCTGCTCAGTTTCTGAGCTATGGTGGTACTCTTAAAACCATTCGTACTGATGCAGCTTCTTTGAAGAATGCTATCAGTGCTTATGATGCAGCAGCAAACGCTGGTGCAGGTAACGCAGTTAAGATTAAAAACCTGCAAGAGTATGAGACCACATATGAAACCAGTAACACAAACGCATGGGAGTATGCAGTAAGAACTCCTGGAACCTATGGCAATAGCGTTCGCGTTTATGTTACCGATGCTGGTCCCGATTGGAAAGCACACGTCACTCCTGACGCAACCGTAACCGCAGAACCTCTGTTCCCCCTGGACCATGAGCTTACAGCATCTGGTTCTGGTGGTACTACTGCAACTGGTAAGGTATATAAGTATAGCGTTATCCTGACTCTGGATAATGTTGTTGGTACATTCAAAGTTACTGGAGATGCCAGCATCGACGAGACAAACGTCAATGATGGTTCTAGTGACTTCACTGGCATCAGCGTTCGTTCGTATGATGCTGCTAATAAGAAGTTGGAAGTCTTCTTCGACACTTCTGCTGCTCAGGCAGTTCACCCCTTTGCACACGTTATCGAAGCAACTGACGTTATCAGTCAGTCTCTGTCTAACGTTGTATCTGCTTCTGCAACCATCACAGGTGTTGAGCGTATTCTGTATATCAAGCAGGATGATGCTTCCACTGGCAACTTTGCTGTTAGCGACGCCCTGACGGATGACCAGATTGATGCAGTTACTCCTCTGACCGCTGCTAACATCGTCGCAATCGACACAATCGTTAGCGAGTACGACACCAGAGAGTATGCACCTGGCGCTCGTTGGGCATCTGTTGCTGGTCGTCCTGGCACTACTCGTTTTGTTGAGCAAAAGGGTGGCGTTGATGACGAACTGCACATCCTGGTCATTGACTTCGATGGTAAACTGACAGGTACTCCTGGTACTCTCCTTGAGAAGTTCCTCGGCGTATCGAAAGCACTCGATGCTAAAACCACGATTGGCGAAGATAACTACTACGCTCGTGTTCTGAAGGAGAAGTCTTCATATCTTTATCAGGGTTCCCATGAAACAGCTGTTATGCAAGTTGGTGCTACCCTGACCGCTGGTCAGTGGGGCGAAGCTGCAGCAAACAGAACCTTCAACATCCTCCGTAATTCCGATGGTATTAACATCGATGTTACTGGTGTTCGGATGCTTGATTCCTGGAACTCTGCAACTGTCAAGTATGAGTTTGGTGGCGGCGCTGATACTGTAAGCAACACCACTGCAAACTTCTCGACAGCATATGACCTGATTGCCGACCCTGAGTCCCAGAACGTTGACTTCATTCTGTGTGGTCCTTCTGGTGCTGATAACTCCTCGGCAGCTGCTAAGGCAAACATCGTTCTGAACATTGCTTCGGCACGTAAGGATTGTCTGGCATTTGTTTCTCCGATGAGAAGCAACATCATCGGTCGTACCGATACCACCGAAATCACCAATAAGATTGTCGAATTCTTCGATGCTCTGCCTGGTACTTCTTACGGTGTATTCGATGCTGGTTACAAGTACATCTACGATAAGTACAATGATGTCTATCGTTATGTACCTTGCAACGGTGACATTGCAGGTCTCTGCCTTGAGACTGGTAACGTTGCTGACCCCTGGTTCTCTCCCGCAGGTTTCGCTCGCGGTGTTATGAGAAATGCAATCAAACTAGCATTCTCCCCCAATAAGACTCAGCGTGACAAACTGTACGCTGCACGGGTTAACCCCATCGTTTCGTTCCCTGGTCAAGGCGTAGTTCTGTTTGGTGACAAGACTGCACAAGGTTTCGCTTCTGCATTCGACCGCATCAACGTACGTCGTCTCTTCCTGACTATCGAGCGCGTTATCAAAACGGCAGCACGTTCACAACTGTTCGAGCAAAACGACGAGACTTCTCGTACACTG